ACTTCCCAATCCATCAATTAATTCTATTTCATTGTCAATGCAAACATACGTTTCTGGAATAGTATCATTATTTTGATCACCACCGTTTGCAAATGCGAGTCTATATTCTCCCCCGTAAATGTCCGAAAGATATTTCAGGGTAGCACATTGTGTTTTGTCTTTATCTATGGAAATCATACTATAATCTACAACTCTTAAATTACGGATGATCATCAAACGTTCCATTTCGTCTTGGAATTCTTTAGATCCCTTTAGTTCCCGTTGGTGATCAGAGTTAACAATCACAAACAGTTTGTGCCCATAACCTTTTGCTCTATGGAACAGTTCAAGATGACCTTTATGGAGAGGGTTAAAATACCCGCTCACTATAACCATTTTTTTCATACTTTTAGTTACGATAGCCTTCTTCTAATTGGGACTTCATTGATGGATTTTTGTACCATGGTAAACCCTCTTGATCTTTATGTGCTTGATCAAATTGTTCTTTGGTATACTGGATTCCATGAATGTAATATTCGGCTCGTTTTTTGTCACCTTCAGGGATTAGTGCGGGACCATCCCAGTTGTGCAATTTACCATCTTTAATGTAAGCGATGGTACCATCAGCTTTTTTTAGTTTTTTAATTACGATTGGTTTTTTAGTATTGCTCATAATTCAATATTTTTATCAATGTTAAATATACGAACTCTATTTAGGAGTTCAAAATGTCTTCGGCAACATAAATCCCTTGTGCACCACTCACCGTTATACCTCTAGCAGATAATGCATCTCCCACAAAGTGGACATTGGGGAATGTGGTCAGGGCTAGATTGGTATAATCGACGAGCGGCTCAGGTGACAAATATTTTACTTCAGGAACATAAATGCCCCAGTCGTTTTCAAGTGTTGGAAACACTTTCTTCATATCTTCAATAAAATCTTCAATATATTTAAAATATCCTTGAAATGCGGGTTTAATAATATCTTCCAATTCTCTAGAACTAAATGAAACTGCAGATACGGTTTCGCCTTCAGAAGTTTGAGATGGACGTCTAGAAGGAGAATAGTATAAACCAGTTCCACTAGTATTTACATTAGATACTAACTTTCTAGACCATTCAAATGGATCTTCAATGCCTGGAATTTCCATTAATATGCCAAAGTTGGTCATGTCGTTGCGGAATTGCTCGCCCTTCTTAGCGTGACCATTATAGCTCACATTTCCGTATGTTTCCTCTACTGCTACGTAAGCAGCGTTGTTATTTGTGCAGAATGAACGAAGCGAAACACCGGTATCCTCAAACTTACGATATAATTTAAAATCATAAGATACATCAATTAGTTTTTGGAAGTGTTTTTGTGGTGCTTCAAATCGAACACCAATTTGTACTGGCTTAGGCTCATCTGGTAGATTATATTGTTGAGCTAGCTCTTGAGCAAAATCAATACCTGATTTGCCTACTGCAAATATAAGTGTATCATATTTTAAATCAGCATTGTGAGTATAAATTCTGTTATTGTTAAAGTCAATATCTTCAACTTGCGTTTCCCATTCAAATCTAACGCCTTTATCAACTAAATATTGATACCATGCTTTAGCAATTTCATGTAAAAAATTAGAACCAATATGCCATACAGGGAACATTCTCAAGCCAAAATATGGTTTGATAAACTCTGGTTCCTCTTGTGGATCCGAACAAAAAATTTCTTCTGGTTTAGGGTGGAAACGTCTAAAATTAGCAATTACTTGATCCATCAATTCCATTGCTTTATCCTCTCCACAATACTTGGATAATTGACCTCCAATAGCAGTGTGATAAGTTAATTTCCCATCACTCCATCCACCTGCTCCTAGCATACCTGTCATTACTTCTTCAGGTAAACGGTTGTGTGGATCACTTCCTTTATCAATAATGGTAATTAATTCTCCAGGATACCCGTTGTCTACTAATTTAGTTGCGGCATTAATTCCTGCTACTCCAGCTCCTACAATTACGATTTTATCTTGTTTCATGTTGCATTATAAATTATTTGTAAATATACGAAAAGAAGTGACGCAATCCAAGTTGAATTGCGCCACAGCTGCATAGTTTTTGTCTCTTTCGAGCGACCTGCTATGAATAGGTCTGTATGTTTATGTGTTAATCAAATGTTACAGTAGCACCAAATTTGATATCACCGTTAGGCATTAATTCTAGATCAATATCAGGATTACCTTCTAAAGTAGCTTTACCACCTACAGACTTTAAATAATCTGTTAAGCCATACCACTCTTCGGTATCATATTCTTCTTCATCTCCGTATTGTTCTTTTTCCCATACGTCTTCGAAATATTCACCTTCTTCAGCATCTTCAGGAATACTCATGTTGAACATATCTGATACATAATCTTCAAATTGTTCAATATTTTCATTTAATTGCTCTTCGGTGATGATACCTGCTAGTTTTTGCATTCTGCGAAATTCTTCGCTTAAAATTTGCTTTGCCATTGTTTTGTTATTTGTATTTTTAAATTATTATTGCCTTTAATTACTCTATGGATCTGTCCCATGGGTATAAATATACTATCTCCTTCTTGGAGCGCCAAGGGCAACTCATTATCTCTTTGCAGTTGCCAACCTTCTCCCTCTAATATTTCAATAGTACGATCTTCTTCATCTTGGTGCCAAACTAGCTCCATTGGATCTACTTCAGAACTAAATTCTCGTATAACTGAAGTTGGGGTGATTGGTGTGTTTGTGTATGGGTTAGTCATCTGTTAAAGGACCACCAACAACCCAAGCATCACATGTTCGAGCCGCGGCGCATTTGAATTTCAAAAACCGACAATACCCTAATTTTCCGGCATCGATTACATCAAATGGATCTTCTGTTCCACCGTCACTACCTATTCCTTTAGCAATGCAATCTAGTGTTTTAGTTGTAATGTCAAAAGCAGCACAGTTGGCACATAGTGATTTTTTAGCTTCTTCGGCCGAATCCAACTTCCACATATTCACTTTGGCTTGCCAAAATTTTTCGTTTGGTTCGTTTGGATTTAGAGGTCCGTATCCATACTCGTTAATAGCTTTTTGTCTATTCTCAAGATTAAGCTCTATGTTTTGGGTTGGAGCAGGACATTCGTTTAGCTCTACCTCGTTTAATATGTCAAATAGTTTCATTATTTTTTATTTTTTATGGGAGCATATCCTGAACCATATGGTGCTGCTTTACCAGATTGTGGGTTTGGAGTTTCTTTTAATTTATCTAAACTTTCGTTTTTTGTTTTACCCCATGTTTTACCCTTGCCTGGGTCTTTGCATTTTGAAGCCGTTGGTCTGCAAGATGGGTATTTTGCTCGTTCTTCACCTTTTTGACGTCCACAAGGTTTGTATCCTACTATTTCTCCATCTTTGCGAATAGGAGAATTGCAATCTACCCAACCACCTGTTTTACCTGGAGCACCTTGGCGTTTAAACCATGTGCGTAATGTTTCTTTTTCTGCTTCGCTTAAAAATTCAATTTCTTCTTTAATACCTTTCCATATTTTACCTTGACGGCATCGTACTACGGCTCCGGATTTGTAAGCAGAAGGTTTGTCAAATTTACGATCTGCTATGCGCAAACATCTATCTCTTTTGGTTTTTTTTTCCAAAAGCATTTCTTTAACTAACGACTTTAATCGAGTTTCTAGTATATTTACTTGTCCTGGTTTGAAGAAATTCACACCTGGCATTTTACGAATCTGATCCACTAAAATTTTTATTTGTGCATCTTTATCAAATTCAGTAAATGGAAAAGTATCAAATTTTACACTTAATATGCCCGTGTGATTTGGGTTACTTGCTGCACTATCTGCCTCGTTTTTAGGGGTAAATGTTACAATCGTTATTCCCTCAATTGAGCGAATATCTGAGATAAGATCTGCTTGGGGAGTGATTGTGGTATCTAAACCTGCTTCTCCGCTTATTTGATATGTTCTATTGTATGACATTTCCTCTTAATTGTGTTGTTTGTTTTCTAGATAAGAAAGAGCAGCTAAGCCAAATTCATTAAATGTATCTTTAATTATAGATTTCTTACTTGATTCACCTTCGGGTACTGAAGCTTTGAATTCTTTTACTTTTTGATAATTATCCAATCTAATAGAAGGTATATAAGTAAGAAATAATTGTTCTGTTTCACTTTTAATATCCACATTAGCTATTTCTATTCCTTCTAAGGAATACTCGGTGTAGAAGTAAAGTGGTATTTCTGTTCTTAAAGGTGGAGGTCCCCATCCTATAAAACTTTGTTGACCCTTAAGTTCATCTTCTTCAGTTTCATAACCAAATTGTACTTTCCCTTCCATAAAATCTATATCTAGAAAAGCACTATCACTACCACCGGAAATCTTTT